TTTATGTCTTAATGCTTCTGGACCACATTTATCTTCTATCCGAACCCAAACTCGGATTGTATTGTGGAAATTTTTTTCTGTTATATCTTTAGGCGTTTCAGGCCATTTCCCTTGTCGATATAATTCTACACACTGTCTTTTGAACTTATAGCTGTATTTCATTAAAATACCCCCAATACTGGGTGTCCAGTATTGGGGGTACATATCAGATGGTACGGGGGATTTTTTTATTTGCCGGTTATTTGCTTTTTGCCAGATTGTGAACGAAATCTTCAAATAAAGTTTTCATCTCGGGCGGCAGTTTGAGATATTCAAGGAACAAGTTTTTTGTGAATTCATCATCGGTTTTCAGTAACTTGCCTATTTGAAAAGCTAGTTCTTCATTAGTGTTGTTCTTGCTTTTGAACATATCTCCTTCACCGGTACGCAGCCAATCTTCATTAACATAGAATTCTCTACATATATCAGCAATGGTTCTTTCCGGTACATTCTTACCTTTTTCATACTCACAGTATGTACTTTGAGAACGTCCAATTTTAGCAGCGAAATTCTTCTGACTAAGACCAACGGCTTCGCGTATCAATACTAGACGTTGCGCTATATCCATTTAATCACCTCACTTCATCTATAAGTATAATATCGAATTACAAAAAAATCAATAGAAAAACGATAATTTATACATAATCGAAAAACGAAAAAATAAATTGACAAACGATAAGGATAATAGTATGATAATTATAAAGCGATAACGAAAATCGCGAAACGATAACAAGTGAAAGGGGTGGCAACAATGGAAGTAAAAGAGATGCTTGCTGAAAAGCGCGTAAAACGCACGGCGGTTGATATGTCCAAACTTAAAGCGGACGGCCTTATGGTTGCGGCCGCATATATGCAGGGCTTGCAAGCTGCCGTAAGACTGTGTGAACAGCAGCAACAGGTAGTCGGCCAGTAGTAGGGCTGAAATAGAAGCAAGTCCCGCGCCTAGCGTCGGCGCGGGCAGGAGGTGTGCTTTGAATAGTAGGACCGACAAAGATTTGAAAAGAATCATGGGCGCAATCCGGTGTGACACGCTGGAAGAAAAAGCTAAAAAGAAAGAACGCGCAGAAGCTATTGAAAGAGCTGAAAAACGCTACGAAACGGCAATGCGCTTTATGAAAAGGAGGAAATAGAAATGCTTGGAAACGTTCCTATTAAAACGGCTGCACGGCTCATGCAGAAAAGCGAGATGTTTGTGCGTATGGGCCTGCGTAGTGGCGCGTTACCGTTCGGCGTGGCTATTCACGCTAGCAGTAAAAAGAGTTGGGCTTATCATATCAGCCCCGCAAAGTTTGCTGAGTACATGGGGATTACCCCTATTGACCTGGAAGCAGAAGTATGGAGGTATGAATGAGCAGGAAGAAGAGAAAATGCGCTGTGTGCGGCAAAGACTTGTCGCACATGAACTTCTCTAAAGTAGTAGATAAGGAAAGCGGCCTGCTTGTTACCGTGTGCAGCGGAGGCGAGTGCTGGCGCAAGATTGTTATGAAAGGATGGGGCAAATGAGTAAGACTACTAAGGCTTTTATTATCACTGTTATTCCGCTTGCTGGTCTTGTCTTTCTGACCGGTGGCAGCGCCGCAAAGATGGCTGCTAGGGCACATGGTTTTTTGTTCCCTAGTTATAAGCAAACGTTGGTTGCCTACACCGTAGGCGAGGGACAGACGCTGTGGGAGATTACCGGGCGTTACATGGACCAGCAGGATAAATACCGTGATTGCCGTGAGTTTATGCACGATATAACAGAGTACAACAATCTGAACGGCGTGAAGTGGTTGCAAGCGGGACAACAAATTGTTATTCCGTTATATAAAGAAATTTAAGGAGGCATGAAAATGAAGGGCAAATTAATTATGACCGTCGAACAGGCGGCCGACCGCGTGGCGTGGGAACGCGTCCGCAATAGCGGTATCGGCGGTAGCGACGTAGCCTGCATCATGGGACTTAATCCCTGGAAAAGCGCTTACGCACTCTACGCTGAAAAACATGGTGACGTTGAGCCAGAGGACCTTTCCAATAATGAATTCGTTTATTGGGGTACGGTGCTTGAACAGGTTGTAGCTGACAGATTCTGTGAGCTGACCGGCAAAAAGGTTCGCAGATGCGGCACATTGCAGGATGAAAGCTATGAGTTCATGCTAGCGAACGTTGACCGCCTTGTGGTAGGCGAGAATGCAGGCCTTGAATGTAAGACCGCGAACGGCTTTAAGTCGAAAGATTGGGACGGTGACGAGCTGCCAGACAGCTACTATTGCCAGTGTCAATGGTACATGGCTATTACCGGCTGTGACAAATGGTACATCGCCTGCTTAATCGGCGGCAACCATTTTGTATGGAAAGAAATTCCCCGTAACGATGAGTTTATTTCAGATATGAGAGCGCAAGCGATTATATTCTGGAACAACCTGCAAAACGATATTCCGCCGGAGGTTGACGGCAGCGAAAGCACTGCCGCAACCATTGACAAAATGAATAGTAAAAGCGGACTGTCTGCTGATAATATCACGCTGTTGCCGAGTGCGGCGGAGGAATACATTAAGTGTATCGATGGGCTGACCGCAACGAAAAAAGTGCTGGAAGAACAACTAAGCCAGGCACAAAATGCCTTGAAGATTATGCTTGACGGCAACGAAAATGGTATGTTCAGAGATAGAAAGATTACCTATAAACAGACTGCTGCAAGGGTGACGCTGGACAGCAGGGCGCTGAAAAAAGACCTGCCGGACGTATACGAAAAGTATGCTAAAGTTGGCAAGCCTAGTATGAGGTTCACGTTAAAATGAGCCTTACAGAGCAGGAGAAATTAGGCGTAACCTTGTTCCATAAGCGGAAGGAATTAAGCCTGCTGCAAGGTGAAGTTGCGCTAATGGTTGGCGTAGAAAAGCCGACCATCAGCTCATACGAATGCGGCGTAGTTAAAAATATTGCATTGCGTACACGTGTAAAATTGGCACAAGCATTAGACTTGTCGCTGGAAGAAATTTTGTATGACAGTGAAAAAGATTGTTTGAAATTAAGGAGGTTAAAAGAAGATGGCAACTATTAACGGTATTCAAAAAAGAAATAATAGCAGTACTGCAAAGGCACCGTCGCCTTTAAGCTTAGCGATTAACAGTGCAGCGGTCAAAGAACGTTTCGAAAAAATGCTTGGTGAAAACGCCGGCAGTTATCTGTCTAGCGTGTTAACAGTATACAACAACGATAAACTTTTGCGCGCAGCGGATTATCATACTGTGCTTGCAGCAGCAGCTACGGCAGCAAGCCTCAAACTTCAAATCGTGCCAACTCTCGGCGAAGCATATATTGTTGCTTATGCCGGTATAGCTCAATTTCAAATTGGATACAAAGGTTTAATTCAGCTCGCTATGCGCAGTGGGTATATGAAAAAAATTATCATGGTGCCAGTTTATGAGGGAGAGTTGAAACATTGGAATAAATTCGATGAGACTTATGAACTCGGCGAAGCGGTAAGTGATAATGTAGTGGGTTACTTCGCGGCCATCGAAACAGTTGGCGGTTTTAGAAAAGCGCACTATTCAACCAAAGAGCAGGTACTTGCTCACGCAAAACGCTTCAGCAAGGCGTTCAATAAAGGACCTTGGAAAACTGACTTTGACGCAATGGCCTGCAAAACAGTCTTGTTGCCTATTTTGAAAACATATGCACCTAAGTCTATCGAATTATTGACTGCCTTTGAAAATGACGGAAAAGCCGCTGTGCTCAACGAAGAAACCGGCGAGGCTGAATACATCGACGTTGACGCAGAGAACGCTACAGAGCAAGCGCAGGAGCTTGCAGAGGGTGGCAAGGTTGATACTGCAACCGGTGAAATCTTCACGGCAGAAGAAATTGAAGCAAGCATGAAATAACCAAAATCATCGGGGACAAAATGTCCCGAAAAGTGGGGACAAAATGTCCCCCAACTTTGGGACAAAATGTCCCCTAAAAATTTGAAAGGAGCGGGACAAAATGTTGAATGTAAAAGCGACACCGTGCGAAAAAAGTAAAGCAATAGTTCTTGTAGGTAAAGGACACTTTGGCTTCAGTAACAAATTTGCGGACGATTTAGAAGAAGCAAAGCCAGATGCTTTCGACTTATTCTTTGAGCTTATCAAGGGAGCAGCTGGACTTCATCTTCTTTCTATGTATTCGCATAGAAAGAGCAATCCGAAACGCTGGTATAGATTTTTGAAGTTCTGCAAGAAGGACGGAAGAATCAAGGTATACCGGAAGAACAATAAAATGGTGTACGAAGTACCTACATACTTTGAGGAGTAGAACATGGCTGGTAGGTATTATTGGTTAAAGCTCAACGAAAACTTCTTTGAAAGTGATGTGGTTGAGTGGTTAGAGGACCAGGAAAACGGTGAAAAATACGTACTCTTATACCTTAAACTGTGCTTAAAGTCACTGAAAACCGACGGCGTACTTGTTCGGCAGGTCGGCAAAATGACTATTCAGCATACTGCTGAATCAATCGCTAAACAGACGCAATTTGATATTGAAATCGTCGAAAGTGCGCTTGCTTTGTTTGAACAAATTGGCCTTATTGAGAAGAACGTTAAAGGCGAAAGCTACTTGCCGGAGGTTGCTAACATGACCGGCAGCGGTAGTGCGTCAGAATCAGCGACGAAGAAAAAGACGCAACGTCAAAATAAAAAGGGACAAAATGTCCCCGAAAAGGGGGACAAAATGTCCCCAGAAAAAGGGACAAAATGTCCGACAGAGATTAGAGATAAGAGTATAGAGTATAGAGATAAAGAAAAGGATGATTATCATCATCCTAAAAGAAATGACGATGACAAGGCAAAAACACATACTGAAATTTTTGCCTTGTGGGAGAAAAACATGATGCCGCTTACTCCAATCGTCGGAGAAAAACTGCAAGCCTTGTTAGGTGAGGTTGGCGAAGCTGCCGTTGAGCAAGGAATACTAGCGGCGGTAGAGCACGGCGCAAGAAACTTTGCGTATGTACAGACCGTAGCAAGAAACTATGCCAGCGGCAACAGCAAGAAGCAAGGCAGGAATGATTATACAGGCATGGACCTAGTGAACGAATTGTACGGAGGCGAAGAAGATGCTGCAACAGCAGAGAATAGCCCAAACGATTGTTAAACTGCAACAGGCAGGAAAACGGATGCCGCAGGATATACGGCCCGGCTTTGACCGCCTGGAAGAAGCGAAAAGAATTCTGTCAGAAACAGTCGACCTTTGGGCGGGAATTTTTAATCAGCAAAATATAGGCCTTGACCGGTGGGAGAAAGCAGAGCAGATTGCGCTTACCTTGACCGGTGCGAACGGCCTTAACGTGAATATAATCAGCCCGGCGCTCATGCAGGCGGCTTTGAAGCAGGCAGAAGAAGCTCATGTGCAGGAGAATATAAACCGCTGCAACATGGAGAAGTTGAGCGACGGCAAGCCGCTTGCTGATAGGCTGAACAGTATGCTGCTCAAATGGACAACGGCAAAGCTGGCAGAACACCGGCTCATTATGCCGTATATGCCGCAGGATAAAGCCGTATTTGAATACGGCCGGCAAATTGGCTTGAATGATAACGCTATTGACAATCAATTCCGTATCCTGCAATGCTACATGAATGACTTCGCGTACAGCCGCAAGCATCATGAACCTTGTAAAAGTAAGTTGCTGAAATGTGGCGATGAGCTTACTTTGGAGGTGCTGGCGTGAGGAATTGGGCGGCATGGGTCGGCATGAAGTACGGCACGTTGACCATTGAAAAGTTTTTAGGTTATGAGGACGCACGAAACACTTATTTTTTAGTGCGGTGCGATTGCGGAAAGACAAAAAAAGTTAAAACCGGCGAATTCCTGCGAGGGAAAGCGAAATCTTGCGGCTTGCTGAATTGCAAACGCAAAGTCGCTAGACTGTTAGACTTGCCGCAACCGCCGAAAGGCGACCCGGAGCCGAATGGAGAAATAACAAGCGCGATTGAAGCGCGCATAAAACCTAAATACTTCTGCAAGGCTGTTACACCGGAGTGCGTGATAAGTACGCTGCTTCACATCTGCTGTTGTGAATGTGACAGGCCTTGCAAGCGGTGTGAGAATACGCCGCAGAAATGCGGAGCAAGAAGGAGAAAGCAATGATTGATTATAAGAAAGCCGAGCAGGCGGATAAATTGTTGTTGGAAAGCGGTGTCCCGTTTATGCTTGCTTACGATGATACTGCTAAACATATGATTTGCCGGGCGTTCGGTAACTATCCGACACTTAAAGAGTTTATCGTGACGATGATGGTGCAGGCGGTAGTAAACGTGCAGAGCAAATACGGCGAAGAAGCAGCTATGAAGGAATTGATGGGCATGATGACAGAAGCAGCACAACAGTATTGCGAAGAAACAAAGAAAGCAGCAGAGAAACATGAGGTGCTGAATTAATGAAACGCTACCTTGTATGGTGGGAAAGTATAGCGTTCCCCGATATGGGAATGCCGGACGGCGTATACGCTGAATCACCGGAAGAAGCAAAAGCGAAAGCAGAAGCGGAAGCACCAGAAGAATTTAAGGCGGTCTATTATGTTGACTATGTGAAGGAGGTACAGAAATATGAGTAAAGGTTTAAGCGAATTTATGTATGGCCAGCTTGACGAATTGGAGGAATTGTTTAAGACAAAGCATGAGCAGTATTCCTCCGGCGCAGATGAGCTTGCTAATTTCCGCCGTGGCGCGCTTCTTAACGGACGCGGCGACGATGCAGAGGGAATGTTTGAGGAACTGAAAGCGTATGCAGCAAAGCATATCGCTTTTGTTTATACCCATGATATTCACGGCGATAAAATTGCCGAAAGTCTGAAAGACATTGCCGTATATAGTCTGATTGGCTTATACATGGCGGAGCTGGCGAAGGCTGAGGACGAAGAAACATATAGCCTGGGGCCTTGCCTTGATAGTGCTTTAATCGCAGCTGCAAACAAAAGCATTAAAGCTTTTCGCAATTTACAAAATGAGCTTAATTCTTGCAATTCAGTACAGAAAAGCAATGAGGATGCAGAAAAATGAAATTAACATTTACGATTCCAGGCGAACCGACGGCGCAGGGACGGCCTCGCTTTTCTACTCATGGCGGATTTGCAAAAGCATACGACCCGGAGAAAAGCCGTAACTATAAAGCCTACGTCAAACTGTTAGCTAGTGAAGCGATGCAAAATATAGGGCTGACGCTCACGGAATTGCCGTTGCGAGTAGAGATAATAGCTGACGTGGGTATTCCTGCCAGCAAGTCGAAAAAATTCAAGGAGCAGGCTTTAAACGGCTTGCAGCTGCCGATTAAAAAACCCGATGTTGACAACGTCGCAAAAATTATTCTTGATTCTATATCTGGCATTGTCTATAAGGATGATAAACAGATTGTTAAACTTACAGTTTCTAAAAAATATAGTGATACGCCAAAAGTTGAGGTGAAAATTTATAATGTTGAATAATTGTTTGATACTTGGCTGGGTGAAATTTGAACCGGATGCAAAAGTTATGAAGAACGGCAAAGAGGTGTGCACTTTGGAAATACAGTGTGCGCGCCAATATCGGGATAAAGATAATAAGCGCGTTTACGATTACATTTCTTGCCGCTGCTTTGTGCCTGGACTGATTAAATATATCAGCAATTTTGTTACAAAAGGCTCGCAAGTTATTGTGGGCGGCCGCTTTCAGACTGATTTATACGTGGATAGGAACGGCAAAAATTCTAAAGCAAGCTACTTGCTGATGGAGCATTTGGAATGTGTCCGGATTGCGGAAAACACAGCGCCGTATCCTCCGAAAGAGGAGCGGAAAGACCCGCTCGATGATGTGGACTGGTAAAGAAAATGGATTACGCAGAAGCAGCAGACCACGCAGAGAGTTTGTTCTTTGCCAAAAATGCGATTGGTAAAGCGGTTGTTTCCGCCAGGATGCAGCAGAGGGCAGAACGCTTGGAATTTGATATGAGGACCGGCGGCGATTCTACGGCACGGCTCGCGATTCAAGCAGTAACGCCGCTTGCTGCGGTTCGGTGTATTTATCTTGGGCAGGCCTTTTTGGTTTACCAGCCGGAAAAATGGCTGGATGTTATGGAGCGTTCGCTTCTCCTATTTCGGCAGCGGTTCGGCGATAAGTCTTATAAGGCGATTCAACACCGGTACGTATACCATTGGACGGTCCGCAAAATTTCTGTAATTGATGAGATTAGCCCGCAGGTGTACGCGCTTCGCCGCCGTTCGTTCATTGACGGCTTGCTCATGCTGGCGATTCAAGAAGGGCTGCTCCGGATTGACATAAACGCGAACAGCTTCCAAAAGGCCAGGGCGGAACAGAAGCAAGAAAAGTAAAGGCAGGCGCACGGCGCTGCCGCTTCCAAACATTAAGAAAACGCTTGCTATTGGTTGGGCGTTATGCTATAATAGCCTTGTCGATAAGTGTAAGCGCCTTTCAAGTATTGCGCTTGTCGGTCCAGCTCTAAAGGCGTAAAGCTGGCACGGATTGAAATATTGTTGATTTTCTTTACAAAATCGCACCAAAAGAAAAGCCCGGCGCTGCCGGGCTTTTTGCTTTCCAAAATTTGGCTGCCGTACCGCTTGCAATTCCTGGGCGGTAGTGCTATAATATAAGAGTCAAGAGGATGCGAACGCCTTTTAAGTATCGCTTCTCTTGGTCCGGTGGTAAAGGCGTAGCACCGGCGCGGATTGAAAGAATTATATTTTTATGTGTGTGAACACAAACAAAAAAAGCCGGGGCTTTCGCCTCGGCCTTTTTTGTTTTTTTCGCTTCCCTAAAGCATGCGCTGCACGCGCAGAAAAGGGCCGCCACGCGTTCCAATCATGGCAGCCCTAGGATTATACCTGTAAAACATTTCAACTTCAAAAATATATAACCTGCTCGCATTTGCAGGATACAGAAAAGCCCCAGGGCGTTTGCCCTGGGGCTTGTGTTTTTTTATAATGCTTCGTTAAAATACCGGGGCGGCCGGTCCCCGGTATACGCCGCGCGGGGCGGCGTTTCGGCTATTGTAACAAGGGCGTTTCCGGGCGGTATTTCAAAAACTCGCTGCCGTGCAGGTCGCGTATTTGCTCCATAGTCAACGCGCGGCGGACCTTCTTCACCCATTCGCCTGCATGCCAGTACCATAATTTTTTCTTGCTGGCCCATTTGCAGCCGGCGCCTTTCAAGGCGTCTTTGTTCTCTTTCGTTTCGCCGCCTATCCATAACCAATTACCGCATATTTCGATTTCAAGGCCCTTTAAGCCCATGAGCACGGCCAGAATTTCGGCGAATTCCGCCTGTTCGGCCAGGATTTCGGCGGCGGTTTTGTAAGTGCCGTCCGCTTTCTTGTTGCGCTGCCACTCCTGGCGGCTTTCGCTTTCGGCAAGTTCTGCGGCGCGTTTGTCGTGCGCTGCCGTCATTGCCTTAAATTCGGCGGCCGTGCCGCCTTTGTCCGGGTGGCAGCTCATGCAGGCTTTTTTAAATGCCTTCTTAAGTTCCTCGATTGTTTCGCAAGCGGCAAAAATCTTTCTCCAGTCCATTTTCTTTTCCTCCTTTTTCGGTTCCGGGTTGTATTTGGCTTTTAATTCGGCGAATTTCTCGCGGCTGACTTTGGCAACCAGCTTTACAAAACGGCGGCTGCTGTCCCATGTATCATAGATAACGCCGTTGACAACGGCTACGGCGTGTTTTGCTACAAAAACAACGTAGCTGGCGCTGTTGTCGCAATGCTTTGTAAAGCTGTTGACTGTTTCGCGGCTGGCGGCTTTAACTTCAATTCCCAGGTCAGCCAGGGCGGCGGTGATGTTCTTCACGGTGTTCCATGCAGCGCCGCTTTCAAATACCTTTGTTTCCAGCAGCTTTTTAGCCTGCTGGTAGGTTAACGGGGTTGCCGTGCAGATTGCTCTAATTGAGCAATCACCAATATTCTTATTTTCGGGGTTCGCATTATACTTTTCAAAAGTCATTTTCTTATTCTCTCCTTTCGGCTGTTGGCTAGGGCTTCGGACCTTCTGCCTGGCAGCTTTACGGCCCCCAACGGGGCCGCCGTCAGCTTTAATGTTTTTGTATGGTCAACCCGCCAAATTCGTTTTGATAGATGGTGTAAAAGTGGCCTTTGATTTCAACGTAGGCCCTTTCAAGATGCCAGGGGAAGTCCGGGGTTTCGACGCTTTCCAGAATTTCGATGTCCTTCAAGCACGGCTGGAAGCCGTATTCACGGTAAAGCGCCAGCTGAACCATTTTAGCGTTTTGAGTTTGTTCCATGCGTTTAGTCATTGTTAGTTCCTCCTTGAATGTATACCGTTATTCGGTATCTGTATCTTGATTGCAGTTATATTATAACGTCCTTGATTATGCTTGTCAATACCTTTTTTGATTATTTTTTATTTTTTTTGGTGACAATCACACCGCTATGCGGTATAATGTAGACAACGGATAATGGAGGTGTAAAACATGGATAACAGTAAAGCTATAATCAAGGGGCTAATTGCTATGCGCTGCATGAGTTCGCAGGCATTGGCTGACGGCCTGGGGATTACGGTCCCCGCCGTGCGGAACAAATTGAGCCGTAACAGCTGGTCTATTAATGATTTGGTTAAGCTGGCGCAGGCCTGCGGCGTTCGCCTGGCGTTTGTAGATGATGCCGGGCGCGCAGTTCTGACGTTCCCAGCGCCGCCAGCTGATAGCGACGGCAGCCCCGCAGATGATGCAGAGGTCAAATAACAACATTATAAGAGGATAGCAACGGCCGCACGCCGGCAGATGTTCAGTGCGCGGCCGTTCTTTTTTATTCAGCGCCATTTATAATATATTAATGACGTTCACAAAGATTTAAAAAAGTATCATTGACTTAATAGCATTTTTTAAGGCATATAATTTATAGCAAGATAATAAATATAATTTAATTGATGATTGACAGATGGATTCTGTTAATCATTTTTTTATTGTCTTTTTCTGGTAAATAATGATTATCTTTTCAATATGTATTGTTTATATATTGTTTACTGATTGTCATTATTGATAATATTAATTGTATATACAGTTACAGAGTTTGCAACAAAGATGTGACAAAAATGTTTAAGATTAAAAGTTTATTAAGTAATACAAATACACCAACAAGAGGCAGACCGCCAGCAATAGTCACCCAGCCGCAGACGTTAGAGGATTGTGCAGCGCTGCTAAAGCAGCAAGGCGCGGCTGTTGCCGTCCTGGCTGTGCAGGACCTGCAAGCCTACTGGCTCAAGATAATGACTGATAACAAGGCCAGCAACAAGGATAGATTAGCAGCGTCTAAGATGTATGCTGACAGTATAGGCGCGTTTGACAAGCAGACGCGCGCTAACAAGGGCCCGGCTGTGTATCATTGGGGCGCGGCAGATGATGCGATAGTTGTAAACGATTGTTCAGAAGATGCTACCAAAACATAAACATAGATAGCACTTTTAACATAATCCTTATTATCGGACGTAAAATATTATCCTGCTGCTGCTGATTAGCTGGCGGTTCCAGATGTTGACGGCCTGGCTGATGATGTTAGCGGCAGGCGTTCGCCTGGCAGATGTTGGCGGCCGTTCCTGCGTGGCTCATGCGGCAGGCCTACCACGTTTTTATTTTTGTTTGGCGTGGGTTCTGATTGGTTGTTTGGCAGCGCTGGTGTTGGTGATTTCCCTGGGTTTTCGCAAAAATTGATTTTGGTTCTTGCCTTTCCCGCTGACATTGAGTGGGGGTGGGGCCCAAAAATTTCGCAGCCGCCGGGGGAGGTAAATACCAAAAATTACCAAAACGATTTTTTCAAGGGGGGTAAACATGGAAAACGTAATACAAATACCATATACTCCACGACCTGCATGGGCGAAGGTGCTGCATAAGGAATTAAGCAGACACCGCTTTGCAGTAATCGTAGCACACCGCCGCTTTGGTAAGACCATCGGAATGGTGAATCACCTTATAAGGGATGCTTTGCAGAGTGACTTAATCAGCCCGCAGTATGCTTTGGTAGGTCCGTTCAGTGCACAGATGGAAATTATTGCATGGGGACCATTGAAGTATTACACAAGCGTCATAGAGGGCATCAAGGTGAATGAAACTAAAAAGTATGTTGAATTCCCCAGTAAAGTACCTGGAGCGCAGGGCGCAAGGATATATATCGTTGGTGCGAACAATCCCGACGCATTGCGTGGTACATATTGGGACGGCGTAATACTTGACGAGTATTCGGATATGAAGCCGGAGATGTGGACGCAGATTATCAGACCTGCGATAGAGAACGGCGACAGAAAAGGCTATTGCTATTTCATCGGTACACCCAAGGGGCAGAACAACTTCTATGAGATGTACAAGAAGGCCAAGACGAATAAGCGTTACTTTGCGTATTTGTCGAACGTGTACGATAGCGGCATCTTAGACGCAAAGAGCATAGAAGAACTGAAAGAGGATATGCCGGAGGTAGAATTCAGACAAGAGTATTTGTGTGACTTTAGCGTATCGGCAATCAACGAGCTTTTCAGCCTGGAGGAACTAGATAAGGCTTTCAGTAGAGAGCTGACAGAAAAGGATGTTCCCTATGATATGCCGCTGGTGCAAGGCGCTGATATAGCGCGCTTTGGCGATGACAGAACGTGCATATGGCGGCGTAAGGGTTTAATGGCATATGCTAAGCCGAGAATCTATAAGAAGCTGAACACGATGCAGACGGCAGATTATATTGCTTTGGCAATGGATGAAAATAAGGCAGATATGACCTTTATAGACGTTGGCAACATGGGTGCTGGCGTAGTCGACAGATTACGGCAGATGGGGTACACGGCTTTGAGAGAGATACCATTTCAAGGTGCGGCGATAGAGAATAAGCGCTATGAGAATATCAGAGCAGAGATGTACTTCAAACTGAAAGACTGGATAGAAGATGGCGGAGCTTTGCCGGATGAACCTGGACTAAGAGAAGAGCTTGCTGTCATTCACTACAAGTACTCTAAGAATGGGCGTTTGATACTAACGCCTAAAGAGGAGATAAAAGAAAAGCTAGGACGTTCACCGGACCTTGCAGACGGCCTGGCACTAACATTTGCAAGGAAGGTTCCATTAAGGCAGTTAGGGTTTGACGATAGAAAGCCTAAAGTGCTGATGTGCAACACAGAATATTCAATTATGGGGGCGATTTAAAAATGGGTGGTATTGCAAAATTATTCGGTGGCGGCAACATGCCGACTATTGAAAAGGTGGACCCGGCACCGACTACCGTTGCGACAAGCAGCGAAGTTGCGGCCGGCAGCGACAGTAACAAGAAGAAACGCAGAGGCTTTTCATCTACGCAGACAAGCACTATTGCTAGTGGCGGCGAAGGCGGCCGTAATACTTTAGGCTAAGAGGTAACAGCTTATGAACTTTCAAACGATAGCGGCGAGCAAGCCACAGGGAACACTTCCTAGTGACGGGGTGCCGCTGAAAAAGAACTTGCCGGACCGCCAGCGTTTGGTGCGTAAGCTCAAAAGCATGTACGAGGACAGGCGAGATTGGGAGGACAGATGGAAAGAGATAAGAGATTATCAGCTTCCGTTTGTCGGAGAGTTTGACAACACGGCAGACAAGACCAATCCCGCGCGCAGACGTGACTTGAAGATTGTGCATGGCGTAGCGTGGAGAGCGGCGCAGGTATTTGCCGCTGGCGTTATGAGCGGACTTACACCGCCGAGCCGTCAGTGGTTCAGATTTGCATATAGAAGACCGGAGCTGAACACGAATGTTGAGGCTATGAAGGTGCTTGACACAAGACAAGAGATTGTATCAAGTGTGCTTGCAAAGAGCAACTTCTATAATAGCATCCATACTGTATATCTGGAGTTGCCTTTTGGGCAGTGCCCGATGGCTATATTCTACGACGCAGAAAACGGCGTGCGGTTCCAGACAATGACAATCGGTACTTATGCACTTGAAGCAGACGGCTTCGGCAAGGTAACTACTTTTGCAAGAAAGTACGATATGACTTTGCAGCAGCTAGCAGACTGCTTCGGCGTAGACGCTTTGCCCGACAATCTGAAAGGACTGTTAGACAATCAGACCAATCTTACTAAGAAGTATAAAGTCTGCTGGATGGTAGAGCCTAACAGCGATAAACTGCCTGGCTACATGGACAGACTGAACATGCCGTATAGAAGCGTGTACTGGTTGGAAAAATCAGAGAGCGACGAATACTTGTATGTTGGCGGCTTTGAAGAAGAAGCAGTACCGGTAGCGCGTTATCTTGTCAGCGGCAATGAAGCATACGCAAGAGGTCCTGCGTGGTTTGCAGAAGGCGACAGTAAAATGCTGCAACTGCTGAAAAAAGATTATCTCACAGCAATAGAGTTAAAGATAAAGCCGCCGATGCAAGGCAGCCCAAGCCTTATGAATAACGGCGGTATTAACTTGATGCCTGGCGGTCTAACAGCCGTAGATGACCAGACGCAAGATATGGTTAAGCCTTTGTTCGCGGTTGACCTTGACTTGAAGGACGCGCAGGAAGAAATTATTCGCGTTGAGGATGCTATAAAGAGAGCATACAGTGCTGATTTGTTCTTGATGTTAGATAACCTTGATAATAGCCGCATGACTGCTAGGGAGGTTATGGAGAGAACGCAGGAAAAACTGCAACAGCTAGGCCCCGTGGTTGAGCGATTGCAGGATGAATTCTTAACACTGATTCTTCAACGTGTATATAACATCATCGACAGAAGTGGCGGTTTCCCTCCGGTACCGGAAGAACTGCAAGACCTTTTGAGCGAGGAAGATGTGGAAGTGGACTATATTTCACCGCTGGCGCAGGCGCAGAAGATGAGCGGACTTGTGAATATCGAACAGGCGATAGCACAGACCGGACAAATGGCGCAAGTATGGCCAGAAGTTACAAAGAAGATTAACCCGTTGGGTGCTATTACAAAATACTTTGAAATGCTTGGCGTGCCTGCAGTGGCATTGCGTAGTGATGAAGAAGTACAAGAAATGCTCAAACAAGAGCAGCAGGAAATGCAACGGCAGCAGGAAATGCAGGAAGGCTTGGCAATGGCGCAGGCTGCGGCTCCTGCGGCAGAGGCGGCCAAAAATCTTACTGCGGCGGCGAATGATTCCAACCCAGCTATTACAAGCTGGCTAGGCGTGCCGGGAGGTTGGGAATAATGAGCGAGCAGTTTAAATATAAATCCAATACCGGCGAGGATAGAAGGCAAGCACTGCTGACAGAGTACATGGTAAGAGAGCAGGCAAGAAGGGACAAAGAGGCCCTACTTGACCTGCTGGGGAGTGAAAGCGGACGCTGGTTCTTGATGCGTATGCTTGATGTGACCAAAGTAAACTCTATGTGCTTTACCGGCAACAGCAAGACTTTCTATAACGAAGGCCGCCGCGACGTAGGCTTAGGCATTATTAAAAGCATTTTAGCACTTGGACTGCAAGGCATAGAGCTAAAGCAGCAGGCTGAAATGGAGTATGCAGAATTCCAACTAAAGCTGCAAGAGCTGGCAGTGGAATATGTGGATAACAACAAGGAGGAATAACTAATGGGCGAGAACGGCGAAAATGCAGTTGTAAACGGCGAAGGCGCACAGCAACAGGCTGAACCCAATACCGCGGCACAACAGCAGCAGACAGAACCGACTACTACTAATGCAACTAATAATACAAGTGCTTCCGGCACTATTGCAGGGAATAGAAGTAATGGGCAAGGCACACAGCAGCCCGGCACAGTGAATTATGACTTTGCAGGAGTAGAGATGCCAGAAGGCTATGAGCTTAGTGCTGATGAGCAAGGACGCTTTGTAGATGTCATTAAGGGCATGAACCTTAGCAACGACCAGGCAAGAGCACTTGCGAAGTACGGCACAGAGTATGCAAGCCGTGTAGTGCAAGGCGTGGAACAGCTCCGTGCGCAGGAAATCGCTAAATGGGGCGATGAGGCTAAGACGGCGTTGGGCGCAGACTTGGGCAAAGTACAGGGCCTTTGTGATACTGCCTGCCGTAAATTGGAGGCGATGTATCCGGGCTTGAACGTGCGTGAAGCGTTAGAGGTTACTGGCGCAGGCAATCAAATAGCTATCGTGAGAGCATTTGCAAAACTTGGTGAACTGCTTGGCGAGGACCCCGGCTTGGCTGCACAAAACGGCGCACAAGGCTTAAACGCTGCGCAAGGCATTGCAGCAAACATGTACCCGAAAACCGACTGGAGCAGGTACAAATAATTTATTAACTTTTAATTGAAAAACAGGAAGGATGATGAAACTATGGCTACTATTGGTTACTCCCAAACTATGAGTGACTTACGAAAGTATTTAACTCCGCAAGGCGCTATTGACCGCGTTATGGAAGTGCTTAACGAATCCAATCCTATTATGGAAGATATTCGGTGGATGGAAGGCGATTTGCCGATTGGTACTAAAACTACTATTCGTGCCAGCCTGCCTTCTCCGTCTATCCGTCGTATTAACCGCGGTACTTCTCCGACTAAAGGCACTGTAAAGCAGCGCATTGATGTATGTATGCACTTGGAGGACCGTTCCTGCGTGGACGTTGAATTGCTTTCCGGCAAACCGAATCCGCAGGCTTTCCGTATGGCAGAGGACGATGCACACGTAGAAGGCATGGGCCAATACGTCGCACGTCAATTCTTGTACGGCAACTTGGATGAAGACCCGGACACTTTCAATGGTATTGCGGTTCGCTACAATACTTTGACCGACGGCGGCAAAGGCACTCCGGGCCACCAGGTGATTTCCGCGGGTACTCCTGGCACTAACACTAATGCTTCTATCTACTTCGTAGACTGGGGCGACCGCCGCGTAATGGGTGTATATCCTAAAGGCACCCAGGCAGGCTTGAAGACTGAGGACTTGGGCGAAAGCGACGTATACGATGAGAATAACAAGCCGTTCCGTGCATTGCAGACCTTGTACTCTTGGAAGTGTGGCTTGGCGGTACAAAATGTTCGTTCTATTGTGCGCGTGTGCAACATTGATGTCCAAAAGCTTAACTCTTTGACTGACAGTGCGCAACGTGAACTGATGAATAAATTCATCTTCGCAAAGAACCGTCTGCAAGACCCGAAAGCGCCGGTTGCGTATGTATCTGACGGCGTATACTCTTGGCTGGAGTGCTATCTGAACAACAAAAACAATGTTCATGTTACCCGTCAAGATTTTATGGGCGCACCGCCTAAACTGTACCTTGCAGGTATTCAGATTAAGAAACTTGACTGCCAGAGCGAAACCGAAGCGGCAGTCGTGTAACCGGAAGGAGTGAATAACAATGATTTTTGACCAGCAAAATATGTACATGGACAATTCCTTGACCAGCAATGTAATTGCGAACGTTGGCGGCGGTGATGCGGCCGACCCGTTATTTCTTGTTATCACTGCGCCGACCGACTTAGCTACTAGCGGCACTATCACTGCGGCGCTGGAAACTTCTGACAGCGAAAGCTTCGGCACTAAAACTGTTGTGGCGACTTATACTCTTGCTGCCAGCAAAAAGGGTATTTTGGTTGCAGCAAAACTGCCGTATGGCATGAAGGCTTTTTCCAGACTGACTGTTACCGGCGCAAGCGGCGGCAAACTGACTGCTGGCTTGACTGAAACTGTTCCGAACTGGCCGGGCTGATTTAGTACTTTAAGGGGAGGGCGAAAGCTCTTCCCTTTTTTAATAATCAAGGAGGAATAGTTAAAATGCTTAACATTACCGATGTATGTAATATGGCGCTGGCTCATATCGCCAAAGGCCGTATAAGCAATATAGATGAGCAGTCGGAGTTGGCTAGACAGTGCAAACTGTTTTATGAGCCTACCCGCAAAGAGTTATTAAGGAGCTACACTTGGGGATTTGCAAAGCGCGTGAGCAAGCTTACAGAACTTAGTATCGAATCTCCGTACTGGTCCCACGTTTACGCCTACCCCGAAAAGTGCCTTGCTGTGCGCAAGATATTTGACGCTGACACCGGCGCAATGATAAGGGCAGGCGAACAGCAGCAGGAAGAGTGGGACTTATATATGGCAAGTGACAACGTGCTTGGTATAGGCTGCAATATCCCTGCTGCGTGGCTTGAATATACCTATGACGTTGACGATGTGGAAATGTTTTCAAGTGATTTTTTGAGCGCGTTTACTCATATGCTGGCGTTTAATATCTGCGTACAACTGTCCGGCAACAGCGGCTTGCAGCAGACACAGTATCAGCTTGCAATGGCGGCATTACAGAAAGCGAAGTATACCACGGCAAGCGAAAAGAAAGAGTTGCCAGACTACCCGAGCAAATACTTTGACGGGAGGGCGTAATTATGGCTAGTGGGTTAACACCTTATTATTTATTGCAGCCTGCGTTTACCGGCGGCGAAATCAGCGCCGAAGTTGCAAACCGCGTCGATTTAGATAAGTATCAGTTTGCGGTCCTGCAGGCCTATAACTGCCTTATCAAGCCGCACGGCCCTATTTATCGCAGACCGGGCATGAAGTATATGGCACGAACAAAGTATAGTGACAAAGCGTGCATCCTGGTACCGTTCAACGGCGCAGACAATACCGACTATCTTTTGGAGATTGGCGAAAAATATATAAGAGTGCATAAGAACGGACTTTATATAAACATAGAAGTTATGACACCATACACGGCAGATATGCTGCAAGATTTGAGATTTGTACAAAGCGCAGACACTATGTTTATTGCAAGCGGCAAATATCCCGTGAAACAGCTTGCAAGATATTCAGACACTGACTGGCGCTTTGCTGATTTTGAAATTACGGATATGTATTTCGACGAATCAACCTCACTTGAAAATTATAGCGGCATAAGTTATACAGTGCCTGGCACTTATCAATTTCAGCCGACTGTTACCGGCGAATATCAGATTGATATAGCCGGTGCAGGCGGCGGCGGTGGTGGTGCCGTTACATGGAAAAGGCACGGAGAACACCAAGTTTATAATTATGCCGCCAAAGGTGGCGACGGCGGCAGTGGTGAACGCATTATAAAAACTATAACGCTATCTAAAGAAACAAGTTACACGATTACAGTCGGCGGCGGTGGCAGCGGCGGTGCTTATGCTTATAGTGCAGGCAACTACGAAGATACAACAGCTACTAGCGGCACTAAAGGCGCAGACAGTACGGCGTGTGGACTAACAGGCAGAGGCGGCGGCGCAGGTGGTGCTGCCAGTCGCAGGTATGGTAAGGATGGTTATTATTCTAATGCTGGCACGCAGGGCATAACATACGGCGAAGGTGGCGGTGCGGCAGGTGGTGCAGGCGGTACAAGAAAGGGCGGTGTGAGTGGTAAAGCAGGCGCTAATGGTTGGGTAAAGATTTTATATACCGGCAATAAAGAATTGACACCTTCGGGAACTCAAGGTGATATTACCTTATCGAGCAACAAAAACATTTTTACTAACAGCAAGCCGGGTGCGTATATCAAACTTAAACAAGAGATTGCAAGTAAGACTGTATCAACCAGCAACGGTACTACGGAAAGAGTGCGCGTAGGCGAAAATTGGAAGGTTATCAGTCACGGGACCTGGAGCGGCAGTTTTGCTATAGAAAAGAGTGACGATGGCGAAAGTTGGAAGGAATACAGGAAATATACTTCTAAGGACGACTATAATCCGTCTGAAAGCGGCAGTGTAACAGAGCCGGTGTTTTTAAGAGCGGTATGCACTATCAGTAGTGGTACTTGCACTGTTGATTTAACAGCAATGGCCTACAATGCGGAAGGCGTTGTAAAACTTACTGAAATCACCAGCGACAGCACGGCAAAAGCTCATGTTGAAAAAGAGCTAGGCTCAACAGATATGACTACTAATTTCTTGTGGGGCGCATGGAGTGAAGAATTCGGCTACCCGCAAACACTTTGCTTTTTCCAGGACAGACTATGTTTTGGCGGCACGAAGAAGCAGCCTTACATGGTATGGATGAGCAGAACCGGTGACTACGGCAATTTCAGTGTAGAGAAAGCCAGTGGCACTGTTACCGATGATAGCGCAGTAGCACTTGCGTTTGTAAGCCGCAAGCAGTTTAAGATTTTGCATTTGATAGCAAGCACCGATTTAATTGTCTTGACCGCTGGCAACGAATGGACAGTAAGCGGCAGCGATACTGTAACCCCATCTAAAGCCGTTCCCAAAATGCAGACTACACGCGGATGCAGCACTGTTGAGCCGTTGATGATTGGCGGCAGAATCGTGTTTGTACAAGGACGTGGAAGCACTGTAAGGGATATGGCATATAGTTATGAAACAGACAGCTACGGCGGCAATGACTTAACATTGCTGGCAAAGCATATCATAGAGAATGTACAGATTGTCGACAGTGCATATAAGCAGGAACCCGACAGCACTATATACTTTGTGAGAAGTGACGGAACTATGGCTTGCTTATCCTACATCATGGAACAGAAAGTATATGCCTGGTCGACGATAGAAACGCAAGGTAAGATTGAAGCTGTGGCAGCAGTGCAGGAAGGTGACGAGGATATTATTTATCTTGTAGTGCAACGAGAGATAAACGGCGTGACAGTACGCAATATCGAGTATCTGGCAAAGAATCCTGCAAAGAGCAATAATCCCGACGATTATATTATGCTTGATAATGCTATTGAGTATAGCGCTGCTGAAAAGAGCAGTGGGGAAACGGAGATTGATGCAGCAGAGCTGGCAGGTGAAAAAGTTACTGTTATCGGTGACGGAAGAATGTATAGCGGACTGACAGTAAGCCAGGACGGCACTGTGACGCTCCCGGCGGCCGTACAACACGCTTTTATTGGCTTGCCCTATAGAAGTATCGTGGAACTTCCAAACGTCGAAATTAAGACTGGTGACGGCACTATGCAAGGACGCAAAAAGCAGATTAGTAATTGCATCCTGCGTTTAAGTAATTCTCTTGGCGGCATGGTCGGGCCGGATATAAATACTATGGACTTGATGAACTTTGATGAGCAGAACGCAGTGAGCGATATTAAATTATTTACCGGTGACAAGCATATGACTTTGCCTATTGGCGGCTTTAATAACGAAGGCAGAGTGATTATCGTTACGGATGAGCCATATCCTTTTAACTTGCTGGCGGTAGTGCGGGAGGTGTCTTTCGGTGGCTAAGAAGTGGACAGTTGAAATACTTGATAATAAGTCAAAAGAAAATGTCGTGCCGTTGATTGAAGAACTTATGCAAGATATACGGCCGCATGATAAGGAAGATTTGGAAGCAAGCAGCGACCCGGTATTCGTGCTTATCGGCAGTATCAAGCTTGACGAAGAAACAAGGGTGTACCGTGGTGAGGACGGAAAACTGCTTGCGATATTCGGCAAGGGCGTTATGGAATGGGGCGCACCGGGGCGCGGAATCTGGATGGTAGGTACGAACGAACTTTACAACGGGTACACAAAGAGCCTGCTTTTCAAGGAAGCGAAAAGAGTGCTGAATGAATGGGTACGCAAGCATGGACTGCTGCACAACATTGTTTATGAGAAGAACTGCACTAGCATTAACTATTTAAAACACATGGGAGCGATATTTTTGGTAGAGCCTAAAATAGGTTGGGACGGCAAAAAGTTTTATCAGTTTTATATTCCATACAGGAGGGAGTGAACATAATGGGCACACTTGGCATTTTAATGGGGCTGCAAACTGTTATGCAGTTAAGCGGGCAGCATCAGCAGGCCAAACAGCAGGAACAGGCATATAAAGCGCAGGCGCAGGCTGCACAGCAGAACGCGGCTATTATGAGCCGCCAACGTGAGCAGCAGGCAGAAGCGTATGCGCAGAAGCAAAGCCAGCTCAACGATAGAATGAGGCTTGCAAGAGGGCAGGCGCTGGCGGCGGCCGGCAGCAGCGGCCTAACCGACAGCGGCAGTGTTGCTGATATTCTTTCAAGCAGCGAGGACGCTTACAAAAAAGACAGTATGAATCTGTTGCAAAATCAGCGTAATGATGCGTGGAACACTTATGTAAACGAGGTTAATTATCGCAACCAGGCAAGCGCATATAATGCGGCGGCGAAGAACGCTAAAGCCAACGGCAAAATGCAGATGTTTAGTACGCTTGTAGGTGCGGCGGCGAACGCTTACTCTAAAGGCATGATTGGCGGCAGCAAGGGAACAACTACGGTAAGCAGTGACGATTGGTACGATGCTAACAGTGATTTCAATCTTCCTGCTAGCAATATGAACGGCTTTAATCTTTACAACCAGGCAAAGAAGAATAACCCATTCATGGACAATACAGGCTTTACTAAATGGAGCTGGTAAGGGAGGTACAGTATGAAGATTGCAGGTTATCAAGGCAGTGTTAATTTGGGCGCTGGCGGCGGTGCGACTGTCAAAGTATCAAGTGACCTTAACGCTTATGGCAGCGGCGGTAAAGGACTTGCCGCTATTGCCGGTGCCGCCAACAAATGGGCGGTAGCAGTAGAAGCACAGCAAGAGGATGAGGACAAACAGTCTATCCTTAACGCTATGGATATATTTAATAAGAGCCGCTATAACATCATGTACAACGATGAAAGCGGCCTTATGAATACGAAATTAGAAGGCACTGCCGGTGCAGGCGCAAGCTACACAGAGCAAATAAATAAAGCAAGGCAGGATGTATTAAGTAATACCAAACTGCACAGCCAAAAGAATCAGCTTGCATTAGACCATTTAATGTATCAGAGCGCACAGCAAGGCTTCCAGACTGTCGACCAATACGAGCAGAAGCAAAAAGAAGCAGTCACTGATTTACGCTATGACAATAATATTCAGAACTCCTGCGAGTTTGTACAGAAGAACTGGAATAATCCGCAGGCACTGCAAGATGAGATTATTCGTACACAGTTACTGACAAGCGCTATATATGGCAAGCGTGGCGCAGAGTTTATCGAATCTAAAAGCAGAGCCAACATTGGGCAGGTGGTAGCAAGTGCCGTCGGCGCAAGTATCACCAACGAAGATTATGGCACTATGCGTAACATCATGGATAAGTACGGTAGTTATCTGACTGCCAATCAGCGAGCGGCTTTTGAAAAGGTGGCATACGATAAAGAGAGCAGCGCTTTTGAAAGAAATACCGCTAAAGATTTGTATGCTAAATATGGCGACAATGAAGAAGCGGTACGCAAAGAACTTGAAGGCATGAAAGGATTTTCAGAGGGTGGCAATGAATTTGACAATCTTGTTGTTGCAATAGGCGGGCAGGAAAGCGGCGGCAATTATAACGCCAAGAATGGCCGTACAGGCGCAAGCGGCAAGTATCAGATTATGCCGGATAACTGGCCTAGCTGGAGTCAAGAAGCAGGCTTGCCGGCAGGTGCAGAAATGACACCGGAAAATCAAGAGATTGTAGCACGTTTTAAGTTAAAACAATACTATGATAAATACGGTGCACGTGGCGCGGCTATTGCATGGTACGGCGGTGAAGGCGCGTTAAAATATAGCGCGGGCGCTATGAATCGCAAACAAGGTAACGGCGACGAACCCAGCATTAACGAATATGCAGACAGCGTATTGGCAAGAATGGGTACAGGACATAGCACCCACAACATGAGCCAGGATGAGCAAGACCGTATTATGAAGCAGTACCGCACTATTAAGGCAGACCATGACAGAATAGAAACTTACAAAAAGAACAAACTTTTTGAAGGAATAAAGAGTGAGATATTTAGTATGTTTAATAACGGCACAAGCTATAGTGATGCTATGGCGTGGGCTACTAACCAGGCAGGCAGTGACCCCGACAAGTACGTAACGTATCGTAATGCGGTGGTGGCGATATACGGACCGCAAGGCAGAAGCGGAAGCAGTGGTAGCGGCGGACGTGAAGCCATAGCTAAACTTGGCAGTGACGGCAAAGAGGCCGTAATCTCTATGCTTGAAGCAGGTAGATTTAAATCTAAGGCAGAGTTTTTAGCTTTTGCAAGAAGTCACGGAGCAACTAATTCTGATATGAATTCATTGGACAAGTCTTATGATAATTGGTTGAGTGGCGCAGGCGAATATGCGTATGATTGGGACGGCCTTTGCAGGTACGCAATGGGTGGTTCTTCTAACAATAAAGTAAAACAAGGACTGAAGATATTCGGCAAACAGTGGGTACGCACGTATCGCGCCGAGCACAACGGCATGAACCCGGATGAATCAGTATTGGTTGACGCTATGAAGCAAGCTATAACTACACGGACTTTTGGTACTTACGTAACAAAACCGGGCTTTTTGTGGGATAGCACAAAGACTTTTAGCGGTAATGATGCACTGTTAGCAAAAGCAGGTATAGCCAGAGTTGAAAAAATTGCTGACGATTGGTATCACGTCACATACTTTGACGGCAGCGACGGCAATGTCAACGGCGGCTATCTTGATGAGGTTATGAACGGAGATTATTAAATGAGCTGGGAAGATAACGAAAAAGAATTTCAAAGACTGCGAAATGAAAAACAGGATTGGTACGATGGCGGTTATGCAACAGGCGCAGACAGCAATTTAACTCCTGCTGAAACTCTAGGCTATTATGACCTGCAAAAAATGAGCGACGATGAGTACAATAAGTTTTCGCAGGCAGTACAGAGCAATAGCTCACCGACGATTGATACTAGCAGCATTATCAACGACGATAAGCCGGGCATAGGCACTGCCGTAATGAACGGCCTTAAAGGTTCGGTGCGTGGCTTATTCGGTGCGGCTAAAGCGGCCGTTGACGCTAATATTGAAGCTCATAAGGGTGACAAGAATGTTGTTAAAGAGTATGACCAATCAGAGAACATCAGCAAGGCTTTAGGCTATGTCACCGATGAGATTTTGAAGCGCGAAGAAGTTAAGGCTGATACGGCGGCTGGGCAACTTGGTTATGATTTGGCCGAAAACGGTATTCAGCTTTTAGCACAGCTTGCGCTGACTAAGGGTGTAGGTGCTGCCGGTGCAGGCGCAAAAACTGTACACGCTATCAGTATGCTTTATAATGGTGCAAATATCAGCGGCGAACAATACCTGCGACTGCGCAAAGAGGGCGTAAGCGCAACCAGAGCAGCGGAGGCAGGCTTGCTGAACGCAATCCCGCAGGCGGTATTAGAAGAACTGCCGCTTGGCAGACTGCTTAAAAAGATGCCTGCCGGTAGCGGACTGAAAACTAAGATATGGGAAGTTACCAAACGTGGCCTTGAAGAAGGTGTTACCGAAGCATTACAGGAATTCCCGGAGCAAGCTACAGACTTATGGGCAAAGAACCCCGGCGCAAGCACTGCCAAACTTGCAGAGAAGTGGGGCGAGAACTGGCAGCAGAACTTGAAGGAAGCAGGATATAGCGGCCTTATCGGTGCTATTCTTGGCGGCAGTGTTAGCGGCGTAAGCGTTGCCGTTGACAGTGCTGTTGAGCACGTCGCTTTGAAAGCCAACGAAGAACGCAAGGCAAAGTTAGTAGCAGATGCTGAAAGAATCAGAGAAACAGGCATTAACCCGGAGCGTGCGGCGGCTGAAATTGAAGCGAACAATCCTAACTTTGAGGACGATACTATTACTGTATCAGCACAGGATTTGGAAGGCTACAAGCAGACCAGCAGCAACAATAAACTTTATGAGGAATTAGGAATTACCGAAGAAGAACTCGGAGCGGCTGCGGAGCTTGGGCAGGATATAGACATTAGTCGCGGCAAGTTTACGGCGGCAATGGCTAAAGATAATGCGCTGTTTGAAGCTACGAAAGACAATATGTACTTTGACAGCAACGGCGAATTGTCGGACGGCGGCGCAAAGACACGTAAAGAACTGCGAGAAGGTTATAACTTAACTAGGCAGGCAAGTACGGAGCTTGACGCAGAACTTGACGCTATTGTTGACAGTGCTACTAAAGCAGGTATGAATAAATCTCATGCCGGCAATTTGCGCTTAGTGCTGGAGAGCCGCGCGCTTATTGCAGACCCCGAAAATCCTGCTGCATGGCTGCAAAAGAATAAGCTGCGCTTTGAAGATGGCGGCAAAGCTAAACAAAAGAATGGCTGGTTTAGCAAGGGAGGAGTGCTTAAAAAAGAGCAATTCTATACTACTAATATTACCGGAAATGAGATGGGACACTATTCAGATTTGAAGAGCTTGCAGAAAAAGGCTTTTGCATGGTATAGGGACAACTTGCAAGGCACGAGCGTTCATAATAGTGTATTGGGTGATATTAGAATAGATAAAGGGTATCAAGAAAATAATATTAAATTTGGCACAAGTGGCAGAAAGAAAATGGAACACACTTCCGCTAAAAAAGAAAAACTTTTTGCATTGCGCTATTTACGTGAAATTATGGAGAATGGTAATTTCGTTACAGAATCTGCGCCGCAAAAAGAAAAACATTCAGACGAGAATTTTTATTATATTCATTCTGCACTGAATGTTAATGGTGAAAAACGTTATGTAGTTGTTACAGTAAGAGAACATAATGATAAATCATTATCATATTATAATCATAATGTTTTTAACGAAAGTGAGTATAAAAAAATAGAGGACGCGTTCAAGCCCTCGGGTTCCGAGCAATTCAAGGCTCAGCCCAGTATCTCAAACAAAACGTCCTCTTTTGCTGATAGTGTATCACAAAAAGCAGATAATTACAAGCAACAAAAAATTGTCAATGGTACACTGAAAGATAAAGGCATGATTTCCCCAATGGATGATGGTACTTATGTTATCACGCTTTTTAAGGGCGCAGATGCAAGTACAGTTATCCACGAAACAGGACACTACTTTGTGGAAACCATGATTAACGAAGCATTGGCAGACCCCAGCAACACAAGACTAAACGCTGATGCGAAAAAGCTCATGGAGTACGCAGGCATTGACGCTGACACATGGGCAAGCGGCGATGTTGAAGCAAAGAGAGCCGGGCATGAAAAGCTGGCAGAAGCATTTGAAACCTACATCATGGAAGGCAAAGCGCCCTCTGTCGGCCTGCGTGGAGTGTTCCAGAGATTCGCTAATTGGTTATCAGCTATTTATAGTAAGATAGCAAGAAGTGAAAATGCGGCAGAATTAACGCCGGAAGTACGGCAGGTATTTGACAGAATGTTGGCGTGCCGTGAAGAAATTGAAGTTATGGCACGCATGGAAGGCATGTTCGGCGGCTTGCCAAAAAATATAACATCCAAGTTATCAGACCAAAACAAAAAGACCTTGCAGGATAAAATCTTAAAGGCTAAAGACAAGGCCGTGGATATTCTGACAAGGCGAGCAATGGCCGATTTCAGTGCAAAGCGCAGAGCTGAAAAGGCTGCCTTCATCGAAGAAATACGACCGCAGATTGAAGAAGCAGTAGCATGGGAACTTGTCAATCGTGCAAGACACCAGGTAGGTTATGAGTTTGGCAAGGATGTTAAGGCCATTGATTCGCACTTTATAGACGATGAGCACGGCATGGCTCATGCTAATAATTCAGACGCTCCGTGGCTCAAAAGAAAGCTTGCCAATCCTGCAATTATAGCAAGAAAGTACAGGCACGTTTTAGGAAGTGTACTGCCAAACTATAATGATATGCTGAACGATACCAACGCCAGCATTGACGATATACTCAATCCGGTAGTTGAATATCTGCAAGCAGAAGTCGACACATACGGCACACTTTCTAAAGAGCGTGTTGCAAATGCTGAAGATATGCTGGTTGCAATGTTTAGCAAGTCGAGGCAGAAAACTGTTACCAATCCCACATTTGTTGTTGATGAGCATGGCATGGCTCATGCTAACTTCAAGCAGAAAATCAACGAATGGGAAACAATCGAAGCTAATCCGCGTAGGCTTGCAAGAAAATATATTTATGGCAATGAACGCATAAACTATAACGAACTATTAAAAGATACAAACGGAGCTATTGATGATATTTTAAATCCTATTGCTGATAGAATAGAAAGTGAGCTTGCGGAATATCAAGATACAGTCAAGAGTGAACGTGCGTTTTTTATCAATGGCAAGTGGGGCTACTTCGCCGCAACCAATAGAACGGAAGGCAAGTATGCAAACGATTTTGCAGGCATACCGGACCAGAGTGCAGTCTTGGTTGACTTCGGCGAGATGGGCAAGGATGGAAAACGTCATTGGACTAAGCGAGCTTTAGAGCAGGCGGATATTGAAGGCCTTGTATTCCATGAAGCAGGCGACAGTATTCGTAATGTCAACTGGGTATCAAGATACGTTCATGACTACGGCAGCATAAGCGACTTGACCAGTAAAAAAGGACGAAGGAAAATTGCCGAAAAGATTGCAAGGGGCGAAGATATAGCAGACTACTACGATTTGCGTAGCACTGGTTTAGATTATGGCGATGCCGAAATCAAGGCAGACTTTAAGCATATTGTAGATGAGCTGGACAGACTGCAAGCCTTGAAACATAGACTTGAAACAGACCCCGAAGGTGTCGACCTGGTAAAAGAAAGTAAGCGCAACCAATTATCGCAGGAGCAAAAAGAACTCTTTGACCAGATAGCAGAGGAAAACGGCTATGCCAGCGGCTATGAAATGGCAAGAGAGATTGTCGAAGGTTATACCGTCAATGAGAATGAGGGTAGCGACGTGCAGGATAACTGGGCGAGAAACTACATTCGCAACGGCGGTGACAGAGCAAAGCTCAAAAGCGAAGAAGGCTTGAAAGAGATTGCTGAAACTTTGGTAGAGGGTGAGCAGCTTACAGAGCTTAACGAGCTTAAAGCCTTGAAGCACGAGCTTGAAACTAATCCGGATAAAGTCGACCTTGTGGAGATGAGCAAAAAGCGTGCCTTGTCTAACGAGCAGAGAGAACTGTTTGACTGGGTGGCTGACAGTTTGGGCTATGACAGTGGCGATGCTATGGCGCAGGATATTTTGACTTCACCGAGCGAAAGAGCTATGGTACGTCAAGAGATTGACAAGGCTGTGAACCGCAGATTCCCCGACTTCATGCAGGAGCGTGAGCAGGCAAGAGAAGCGGCAAGGGAAGCACTCTATAATGACGAGAGCGGCGAAGTGGTGGCACTTGAACAACAGCTTATTGATGAGGCACTCAACGAAATAAGCGACAAGGATATTAAGCAAAAAGAGCGTGAGAATATTGCTAAAGTGCGGAAGCAGAACGCAGACAATTTTGCTAAACGCTATATTCAGACTTTGCCAGCAGGCGAAGTTATGAAGCCGAGAAGATTTGCTATGGCAGAACGCAGAGCGGCGGCTAATGCAAACAAGGCTGCTAAAGCCGGACTTTTGGAAGAAGCGGCTATGTATAAGCAGCAGCAGATGATTAATCACGCTTTGTATCGTGAAGCAGTCAAGGCCAAACATCAGATTGAAAGCGCAAGAAAGTACGTCAAAAAGCAGATGCACAGCAAGAAAGAAGTGTGGGGAACAGAGCAGCACTTCTTCCAGATGTGCGCATTGCTGGAGCGTATGGGCTATCACCGCAAGGACTTTAACACCAACGGCAGAGAAGTGCAGCCGCTTAGCGATTACATTGCAGAGATGCAGGCAAAGTACGGTGACGAAATTATTTCTATGCCGGAGTTTGTTTTGAACCCGAATAATGATTTGACCAATGCACCGCAGCTTAGCCTTGCGAACTATATGGACGTTATCGACGCGCTGAAAAACATTCGTGCTATTGCAAAGCAGGATACGCAGATGAACAAAATCGCCGCCGGTGAAGCCTTTGAACAGGTTAAGGCTGACACGATAGCGCACCTGCAAGAATTGCCGGTAGAGTATGAGGCGGAGATTGGCAGCGACAGCAAAAAGAGCCTGCGTAAGCGAATTGTCGAATGGCCTAAAAACTTCATGGCTACGCTGCGTAATGCTGATAACTTCTTCTTGATGATGGATAATTGGACAGAAGGTTATTTTACTAGGGAATTTTACAACAAAATCAACCATTGCGCAGATATGGAAAGCACGATGCTTGAAGGTTATCAGAAGGAGCTTACAGATGCTTTGCAGAAATGGGAGCCAGACAAAGAAACCGGCATTGCGCACGATAAAAGAATTTACTACGAAGAACTTGGCGGCAGTGCAGATAAGCATGCTTTGATTGCTATGCTGTGCAACCTGGGCAGTGATAGTAATGCTGCAAGGCTGTGTTCGCAAAAACCGGTAGGCGTAAAGAATTCTGATATATGGGTGGAAGAATCGGAGCTTATAGGCAAAGAAGAAGCAATGCTGCAAACCAAACAAAACCTTATAGAGTTTTTGTGCAAGCATCTGACTAAAGCAGATATTGCCTATGCCCAGGCGCGTATCAATGCAGCAAGTAAATTCTGGCCTATGCTGGCAGAAGTCAACCGCAGAACAAAAGGCTTTGAGCCGCCGAAGATTGAAGCGTCGCCGCTGGTGATGAAGCTTGCAAGCGGTGAAAGCGTGGTATTTGAAGGTGGTTACTTCCCGTTGGAGCGTGATACACGTACCGGCAGTATGCCCGGTAAATTCGACAGAATCGACAGTACCGAAGAAGGCAGCAGACCGCCGCAGCGGACTTTGGCTACTAATACCGGTTCCAGCAAGGCGCGTACTGGCGGCAAGTATCCCGTCGACTTATCGCGCGGCAGTGAGGTTACGGCGGTGAAAAGCACTATTCATGATATTTGTTATCGTGAAACAATGCTTGATTTCAGAAAGATACTGAACGATGAGGATATTTACCGCAACATGGTTGAGCGTTTAGGCGATACCAACGTAAGACTTTTGAGAGAGTTTTTGCAGGCTTGCGCTAATCCGTACGGCAATAAAACAGCATATATGGCAGAGAATCTGTTTACGAAAGCCGCCAACGCTTTACGTAATATCGCAACAAATACGGCTATTATGCTTAACTTCAAAACGGCAATGCAGAACTTTTCTAACATCCTGCTATATGGTAATAGTGTAGAAGGCTTTACTCATGCCGACGCTTTCAGAGCCTTGTACCGTGGCTTTACAGGTGAAGGCAGGGCAGAAGTAGATGCGATTTGTGCAAAAAGCGTGTTTATGCGTGAACGCATGGAAGTACCAGACGTTACATTGAGAGATATTCAGAATCGTTCCGACCTTAACTCAATTGAGAAAAAGACGCTGAAATATGGTGCAATGCTGTTAGGCTACACTGATATGATGACTGCAAAGCCGGTATTTGCAGAAGCATACATGAAGAAAATCAACGAAGGCAAGACGGAGCAGGAAGCACTAGACTTTGCGAACGCTGTTATTCGGCGCACGTTAGGCAGCAGCCGAATTCATGATGTATCAAGTCTGCAACGTGGCAGCGGCTTATTCAGACTGTTTACGATGTTCCAGGGATTTTTCAACACACAGTTTAACCAATGGGACAGAGAAGCACATATCGCCAAAAGGTTATGGAATAGCGGCGAGAAAAAAGAAATGGCTGAACGGCTGATTGCTTTCGTTACCGCTAAATGGTTAGGCGTATGCTTGCTGAACGTAGCTATTGCAGAGCTTTCTTTGACCGCGCCTTTTGAGAAAGACAAAAAAGACGATTGGAATAATCTTGCAAAAGAGCTTATCAACTACCCGTTGTCTATGGGCGGTCCCGTCGGGCAAGCGGCGAACGTTGGTGTACAGAACTTGCTAGGTATGAGGAACTACGGCTACAGACTGACTGCGGCGCAAGGCTTGATTGACAGAGGCTTTACTGTTGCAAGACGCTTGAACGACGTTGCGGAAGGCAAGAAAGAACCCGGCGAGTTAATAGAACAAGCAGCATATGTCGGCGGCGCATATCTTGGTATTCCCAGTGGTATCTTTAATATCATATTCAACGGCATAGATATTGCTGCTGATGATATGGACTTTGAGCTGCAAGACATTTACAAACGCAGGCCAAAAAGCGAACGCAAAAAAGATTGACAAAAATTTCACAAAGTAGCATAGATACGAACCTTTGAAAATGAATGTATAATTAGTTAAAGTGGTTTTATTAAAAGTAGATATATTTTTATATATCTACTTTTTCTTTTGGCAAAATAATAAAAGGAGGGGAGCTATCATGATTGCTCATGTAGATAACAGAATCACATATAACGGCAATGGAAATGCAACAGAGTTTGCGTATCAGTTTAAAATTTTAGACCGAACAGACATTAAAGTTATGCTGACAGACGCAGACGGCAAAGAAAAACTGCTGACTAAAGATTATTATGTTGATGTTGAAAAAAGCGTTGTACGTTATCCAGGTTACGCAGTTGGCGCTGAAGTGCCGGAGAGCGAAAGACCGGCGGTATTGCCGACGGGCTGGAAACTGACGATTTACAGGGAAGTGCCGGTGACGCAGGAAACAGACTTGCCCGACCAATATCCTTTTAACCAGGTTGAGGCTATTGGTGACAAATTGACGATGATTGCGCAACAGCTTACCGATACTACCGGCAGAAGTTTGAAAATCGGTGTAAGCAAAAGTACTGATATTGATACTGTAATCCCGTGGGAGAACGGCAAGAGCTTTAGAATTAGCGACGACGGAAAAACTCTTGAATTGTCGGAAGACCCGGCAAAGGTTTTGCCATTGGCGCAAGGTGTTTACGCGCAGACTCAAGCACAAGCACAGAGTGCCGCTGCAAGCGCAACTGCGGCAGCAAAGAGTGAAGATAGTGCATTCAAATCAGCAGGCGTAGCAGGTAACAGCGCACAGTACGCGAGCTTATCTGCTGCAAGCGCTTCTGAAAATGCGGAGCTGACGAGTGGTTATAAGCAGGAGGCATTAACCGCCAAGGCTGACGCTGCGGCATCTGCAACCAACGCGAAGGCAAGCGAAGCCAATGCAAAAACTAGCGAAAACAACGCAGAAGCCAGCAAGGAAGCAGCTCAATCTGCTGCTACTGCTGCTAGTAACTTTGCGTCTGCTGCAAGAAATAGTGCAGGTGAAGCAAAAACTTACAAGGACAATGCAAAAACCTACATGGACAATGCAGAACTCTACATGAACAACGCTAAGAATTATAGCGAGAATGTGAATGTATTTATTCCTAGTGTATCTTCTTCTGGTGTGTTAAGCTGGACAAATAAGGCTGGCTTGGATAATCCTGCTAGTGTAAACATTAAGGGCGCAAAAGGTGACAAAGGCGACACTGGCGCACAAGGTATACAAGGTGTAAAAGGCGATAAAGGTGATACAGGTGAGCAAGGCTTACAAGGTATTGCTGGTAATGCTGCTACTATCCGTATTGGTAGCGTGACCACAGGCGCACCTGGTACTAATGCAAGTGTTACCAATAGTGGTACTTCATCTGCTGCTATCTTGGACTTCCAGATTCCAAGGGGTACTCCCGGTGCTGATGGCGGTGTTACTGTTGATGAAGAATTAAGTGATACCAGTCTGAACCCTGTACAGAACAAGGTTATCAAAGCAGCTCTGGATGGCAAATTGAACACTACTGACACTGCTACTGCTGCTCAAAAATTAACAGCTTCTAAAGTAACTGCTGTTAATGTAGGTCACCCTATTGTCTTTTTCTCTAATGATTCTGGGGGCGCATGGCTGGAAGCTCGTTATGATACTAATTTTAAGTACAACACAGTAACTAAAGATTTAACTGTTGGCACTATTAATGGTGTTGATGTTACGGCAATAGATACCACCTACGCTAAGAAGGCTGATGTAAATGCTGCCTTAGCTGACAAGATGAATATCGCAGATGTTCTCTCTGGTTTTGTTTTACTTGGTGGAGCTACTAACATAAGGTGGCGTGAAGGTACACAGTTTGTTGGTTCAATCAACGCTGCGAATTATAGTGGCACAGCTCGTGCAGCAACCCATGATGGTGCAGGTAATATCATCGTTGATACCTATGCTAAGAAAACAGATATTAGTGGTGTGGTTAAATCTGTCAATGGCACAGCACCCGATGCGAGTGGTAATGTAACTATTACGGCTACTGGTGGTGTAAGTACATCCTCTGCAAATACATGGACGGCAGTGCAGGAGTTTTATAATACAAAGACCTTCCGCGCCTGCCATACCGGCTATTTTGTAGAAGGTACTAGCGATACACCGGTAACTGATACAATGTGGTATACAACAAATGGTGATTTTACTCTTAATCTCTCTAATCTTGCTATGTTGCTTGGTACGTATGAATCTATTGTATTCTCTGCATACTTTACTGCTGATGCTGACCATGCTCTGACTATCAGTGGTGCAGGCACTATGACATACATAGGTAGTGCAAGCGATATTGCTATTTCCGGCTCTGGTACACTTCTGACTGTCTGGATGATAAAGAACTCTAATGGTGTTGTAAGTATTGTACAGGCTCATAAGTTAGGAAGTGGTACATAATGAGAAGATTGTTCTTTGGTGAAGTAAAGGTTGAAGATGGTAGCAAGAATTGGAGTTATGCTGAAACAGATAATGAAACAATAGCTTTTACTGTCCCACAAGGGATTAAGAGAATCAAAGTGGTTGCAGTAGTTGATTCGGTTGAAGGTAGTCCGCAAGATTCTAATTATGCTTCTATAGAAAATAAAATGACTAATAAAACATGGGGCGAAGGTTTCTCAGAATCTGATGAAGAAGGAGAACTCGTTGACCATCAAGATATTGATTCCATTGTAGGTGTGACCCCGAATAAAACTTATACATTGCTTTTTAGATGTTATGCTACAAGTGGTGTGACTTTTTCATGGGGTAAAGCAATAAATGCGATGACACCTACAGTTGAAGATTATTAAGCAAAGGAGAAACAAAATGCAAACAAAATATAAACACAAAGACCAAACCTACTCTAGCATTTACCCACTTTCAGAAGCCTTAGGCAAAGAGGGTATTTTCATCCCACTATCAATCAGCGATGAATCCTTAGCAGAATTAGGCGTAATCATCACGCATGAGGAAGAACCCTTAGAAGTAATTAAGCAACGCAAGATTGCGGAGCTTAAATATCAGCGTGATAAAGCAGAGGTTACTCCCATTGAATACAATGGACATAGTTATGACTTTGATAGTAAAGCCCGTGACAGAATCAGCGCTGCAATTATTGCGCTGGAACTGCAAGGCGAGGGAGCTACAATAGAGTGGACCACGGCAGATAATGCCGATACGCCAGTAACTGCTAACGATTTAAAGATGATTATTGCTGCCGTGGCGGTGCGCTCAAACAAACTGCATACTGCGTATCGTGTAACAAAAGAAAAAGTTGAGGCAGCAACTACGGCAGCAGATGTAGAAGCCGTGATACTTAAAGTTTAATTATAGGGGTGTAGCAGATGATAGAACAATCTTTAGATGCGGCGTTGAACTCCGTGATTAACGTTGTGTTCGGTGGCGTAATAACGCTGCTAATTACCATGTACCGCCAAAAGAAAAAAGAAAATGACGCGCTGAAAGCGGGGCTGCAAGCGTTGCTCCGTGACAGAATAATCCAGGCATATAATCACTACGTCCAGGATAAAGGCTGGATACCAATCTATGCCAAGGAAAGCATCGACGCTTGCTACAAAAGTTATGAGGCGCTGGGCGACAATGGCGTGATTGACAGTCTGATGGAGCAGTTAAATGAACTGCCTAACTATGATTTAAAAGAACATGATGAAAAATGTAAGGAGTGTAAGTGTCATGCGTAAAATAATTAATATGTTAAAGAAGAACGACAACGCTTACAGCGTAGGCAGAATCTGCGCTGTGATTGGCTTTGTTGTTTGGGTATTGGTTACACTATGGCTTGCTTTTTTTGCCAAGACCTGGAGCGGCTACGAGAGTTGTACGCTTGGTATGGTTACACTGCTGCTTGTACAGTTAGGCAATAAGGCTATTGAAACAAGAATGTTTAAGGTGAAAAGTGAGGAGCGGAACGATGAGCGATTGGAATAAAGCATTAGCGACAGAGATTGCAAAAGGATTGATTAATACAGGAATTGAAGGTGGCTATGACAGCGTGGCGAAGTCTACGGCTTATGCTTATCCGTCAATCGGCGTGTCACAATGGGAAGGCAACAGAGCCGATGAGCTTTTGAGAGCTATTCCCGGCGGCGCAGAATATGCAGGCCGCACTTACATTGATATTAAAGCAAGCGGCGAACTGCCGATGCTGAAAGAGCTTTTGAGAAGTGAAGCAGGACAGCAGGCACAGTTGGAACAACTTTCTCGTGACTGTTTGCAATACATTGAAGTCTTGCAGCAAGTGCCGACGCTTGACGATACTAGATGTATCATCTACGCTGGTATGTGGTGTCCTACATCAACCTACGTCGTAAAGCGGTTTTTAGAGAATCGTTTTGAGCGCGTTAACCTGCGCAGCCTTGAAGCGTTGAACAAGCTGTTCAAAAATTATTACTGGATAGCTGCCGACGTTGGCGAGATGTATAGAGTTGGTTATGCCAACAGAGCAGACAATACATATCAGTATGTTGCTGGTATTGACTTAACTACGCCGTATGGCGTACCTGCTTATGGCTATGCTGGCAATGGAAGATAAGGAGGTGAAATCATGGAAGAATTAAAAGCTTTTGTTGCTGACAAGAAATTTTTAGTAGGCCTTGTTTTAGGCTTTGCTCTTGGCGCGCTGCACCATTATTTCGGATTATAACAAACTACCAGGCACATAATAACAATCTTCTACAAGAAGGCACAAATTGCACAAAAATACTTCGCCTATGATTGCTTTGAAATTAGCACCGCTTACGATTTATCCTGCGGCGAGCTAAAGCCGCTTGTAGGCGAAGTTTGTGCGTCTGACGCGATTTATAATGTTTTGCAAATACAAGTATTTATATGAGGTAATAATGAAAGATGAAACAAGACGTAAGATTGATAAAGCTGTTAAGATTAGTCTTATTGTTGCTGGTCTTTTGCTTATCTGTAATGACGTGTACTGGCGTTGGCACGGCGGAAGCGGCACCCAAGCAAATAACGCTGTCAATCGAACAGTGGAATCAATTCAAAAATCAAACAAATCTGCTGGAAGCGAAATTGAATCTGGCAGACGAGAAATTGAAACAGCAGAAGAACACGTCAACAGAACTGCTGACGCAATTAAGCGAAGCGAAGAAACAGCTCGCTCTAACGCAAGAAGCACTGACGAACTCCAAGCGCTCATTAGTGAATGCAAAGGAATCGTTGAAGCGCAGCGAGAAATTATACGAGACGTTGATAGAGCAAATGGAATACGACCGGAAGAGAACGAACAGAATTAAGTATCAGCGGAATATTTATGCAGGTACTGCGTTATTCTTCTTGCTTTGCGCAGCTGCAAAATAAAATTATTGGATGGTGTTACGATGGATGAAAAGGAACAAATACCAGCAGGCATTATTACAATGTTATTAAAAGGTTATGTAGAAACTATTGCTTTCCAAAGAAAGATAATCTGTGCCGCTTTGTTTGGATGGGCGGCAACAGCTATAGCTTTTATTTATTTAGGTAGGTGACAATAAAATGGACACACTGCTGAAGAACACGCGTGACTGGCTACAAACATCAACGCGGCGTTCTTTCAGCGCGGTATTGGAAGAAGCAAAGATAACACCACGGCAGGTAGAAATTTGCGAGCTGAAATTTGTAAAAGGCTTGACTAACTATCAGATAGCTATGCAATTGAATGTATCTGTCAAAACAGTGGATAAGGAATTGAATACTGCGTATAAACAAATAACAAATGTATTATCATTCCTTTAAATGCAACGAGCCGCCTTTTATGGCGGTTCTTTTTTTATGGGGAATTTGTAGGGATTGCTTTGCTAAAAATCAGCTAAACTATAAGTGAGGTGATAAGTATGTACGGACAATATAACCCTTATATGGGAGCAACACCGCAGATGCAGCAACGGCTGAATTATTTGCAGCAACAGCAACAGCAGATGTATCAACCAACTATGCAGCAGCCTATGCCTATGACATTGAAAGGCAGAATTGTTACCGGCATGGATGAAGCAAAGGCAGCTCAAATTGACCTGGACGGAACGAGCACTTTCTTCCCTTGCCCTGCCGAAGGAAAGATTTACGAAAAACTTATAGGCTTAGACGGCCTGCCGATTTTCAGAGTATATCAAATTAACAATTCGCAGAAGCAGCCTGCATATGCTGAACAAAACATTGTAGATAGATTAGTAGAACGTGTGGACAGATTGGAAAAGCAGATTGGAGGGATGAACCATGAACCCGATGCAGATAATGGCAATGTTACAGAACAGCGGTAATCCTATGATGATGCTTACACAATTAGCACAGCAGAATCCTATGATGAGCCGCGCGATGCAAATGGGGCAAGGCAAGAACGAAGTGCAGTTAAAAGAAACTGTACGTAACCTTGCAAGGCAACGCGGCATGAGTGACGAACAGTTTACTCAGTTTTTAAGTCAATTCGGTTTAAAGCTCTAATGCGCGCAATGAGCTTTACATATAATTCCTGGAGGTGAAATTTTATCATGGAAGGTGCAAACATTGTTCCGGTAATGGACATGAACAGAAACAACAACTACGGCGACTGCTGGGGCGGCGGTATGTGGTTTATGTGGATTATCGTTCTTTTCGCTCTTATGGGCGGCTGGGGCGGTAATTGGAATAACCGCGGCAATATGGGCGCAGAAATCTTTGCTAATGGCAGTATGACACGTGACCAAATCGCAGACCAATTTTCTATGCAGGATATTAAAGAAGGTATTCGTGGCGTTCAAAATGGTTTGTGTGACGGCTTCTACGCTCAGAACAGCACTATGCTGAATGGTTTTAATGGTGTACAACGTGACATTATGCAGACCGGCTATCAGTTAGGCAGTCAGCTTTCCGAAAATCGTTTTGCTCAACAGCAATGCTGCTGCGAAACTAACAGAAATATTGACGCAGTGCGCTATGAGAACGCGCGTAATACCTGCGATATTGTCAATGCAGTGAAAGAAGATGGTGAAAAGACCAGAGCAGTTCTGATTGCCAACCAAATCCAAGACTTGCGCGACAAGCTGGCAGACCGTGACCGCGACTTGCAGACTGCAAACTTCCAATTATCTCAACAGGCGCAGAGTGCAAATCTTATCGGTACATTAAGACCTTATCCGCAACCGGCTTATATTACGAATAGCCCGTATCAAAGCATTGCTGCTAACGTAGCCGGTGCTTGTGGCTGTGCGTATAACGCAGGCTGAAAATAATAAGTTATGTGCATTAACTGCACTGCAAGGGACGGTGCAGGCCGTCCCTATTGCTTTAATAAAGAGGTGAAAACAAATGATTTGCAATCAGAAATCCGCATTAACAACGGTAGCAACGGCGGCGCAGACTGTTGCAGCGAACGGCTTTGTCGGCTTCCCTACTAACAATCTTCTGACTGGCGTATCTATTAAGCATCCGGCAGGAAGTACAAGCGTTAACCTTATCCAGGGACTTTACCTTGTGACTTTGAACGCTGATATTACCCCGACTGCGGCAGGCGATATAGGTTTAAATCTTCTTCGTAATGGTGTAGCAGTACCGGGAGCAGAAGCAACAGTAACCGGTGCAACAGGCGATACATATAATATCTCCTTTGCTACACTGCTTAGAGTATTGCCTAGTTGCTGTGTGATTGATAATAATGCAGCGTTGCAGGTGCAGGCTACGGCAGCAGGCACTATCAGCAATGTATCTTTGAGCGTTGTAAAAATGGCGTAAGGGGGCGACGTTATGCACAAACTAAAGAAATATTGGGAGAAGGTAAGCGCTGACCCAGTAAAGATAACAGAGATGGAAGAAATAGTTTGTGAAGCGTTAGAAGAAGTGCGCGGACGCTGCCCGAGGCTGTTTTGGGATACTGCATATAAACTGCATTGTGTAGCTTATGGCCCGCATTTTGACGAAGAGCTTGCAAAAAAGGCAGTTTCCAAAATGAAGAACATTGACGGTACGTGTGGCGAACATTGGACGTTTGAACAGACTAGCCAATTTGCAGACCAACAGGGAATACGTTGTAAAGCTGATTGGTACTATGTTATGAATATGCTGCATAGTGATTTTGCTGAAATTCTTGGAAGCGACACTAACAACTACGTGCGTATGGCAAAAGCGTATATAAACGACCCGGACGCATCAGAGGGAAAAGTTCTTGACGCTTGGCTGGCGCAGATGGAAGCCTAACTGTAAACCTTAAAAGTGAAATGAGCACGTATAAAGCACATATAGTATGCAACAGGTATGTAACAAATAGCGTAAAGAATGACTTAAAATAAGGATGCTCAATTTACCAAACGTTAATAGAGAAGGCTATCTCAATCAATCACAAATCGCAAGAAAAGCCCGTAACCATGCAGGTTGCGGGCTTTTTCTTTGCTTCCGTTATTTTCAAAAAGTGTCCATAGCTCACGGAAAATCAGCTACGTATGTAACGAGTATGTAACACATATGTAACACATATGTAACAAACTATATTAAATTAATAGCCTCTAACAGTTGTTCCAACGTCTTATGAGTGTAAACTCTTTCCGTTACGTCGGAGCTGGCATGGCCCAGAATTAGCTTCTTGATTTTTACATTTACGTCTTTATCATCAAGCAGACTTGCGCAAGTGTGGCGGCCGTCACCGGGCAAGTGGTCCATCTTAAACATATTCATTACCGGTTCCCAATATCTGCTGCGGTATGCGTCATAGGATATATTCTTGCCCCGTTCATCAGAAAAGATATATTCGCCGGCGCTGCGTTCACAAGCATCCTTGAAGAAGTCGAATATTTTATCAGCAATAGGAATTCTTCTGCCGCGGCCTGCCGCAGTTTTCATGCCGCCAACGAAGAATTTATTTTCAAAGTCGACGTTCGCCTTCTCAACCTTCACTAGCTCGGTGGGGCGCATGCCGGTATAACAGAGGATAAGCACGGCTTGCACTTTTATATCCTTGCTGTTTTCCCATAATATAGCAAGCTCCTTTTTAGTAAGCGGATTGTGTATTCTGCTTTCAACCTGGGGCGGTAGGCTAGTAAGCTCAACATAATTTTTTACTATAATATCATTAGCAAGCGCATATTTGGCCATCAGATTACATACGATTCGGATTGCCTTCTTGGTAGCGTAGCCTTTGTCGCAGTCATTTATGACTTGCTGAAATTGCGCGGTCTTAATATCTTTGAACGGTATATCCCATAGTGGCGCGCAGCGCTTATATGCTGCCTTATATTGGTTAGATTGCTCTTTGCCGTCAACGTAGGTTGCGGCTTCCCATCTCTCGTGTACCCGGGCAAACGTCAAGCCCACACTTTCAACATCATAGGGCGATTGATTGTATTCGGCTAGGGCAGTAAGTGCTTCTGTGCGCTTTGCATAGTAGCCTAGTATTTTCATAAGCTGGCGGCCGTCATTGGTAAAGCCCGTTGTGATGCGGACCATATACGGTCGCCGCCGGTTCCCGGTCAGCTTCGTAACGGAACCATAGCCGTTAGGTAATTTCATGTTTAGTTGCTCCTTCCTTTTTCAGTTGTTGCATTTTTTGCAACAGTTGGGGATAACATGTGTATAAACTCTTTAAGCGTTTATATGAAGTTATTATTCACAAATTAAACATATTATCATGATATAATATAAGTAGGTGTTCGGGGCGGCTGTGCGGTCCGGTGTAGGCGCAGTAGACGGCGCAGCTTCCGTGGGCACATATACAAGCATATTGTATTTCATTTTCGGGGTGTTGAATGAAGTGCAATTCTTGATTCCCTTCTTTCTCCTTTTTTCTAGGTTTTCATGTTTTCCAGATTTTTTTCATGCAAGGCAAACCTCCTTTCAAAATTTTGTTTACGATTTGGCAAAAACAACAGCAACAATAGCTCACGTGTACGGCGTGGGCTATTGTTGTTTTTTGCTTATTTACGAAAAGTATAGGCCATAATATCACGAGCAATATTATCGTATCGGGGGAGGTTGTCATATATTTCTGCCGGTACGCCGTGCAGAAATTTCTTTTTTAATCTTCTAACAGTGTGTTGGGTTAATAATTCCGGGGATATATTGTAGGAATAAAAAGCTTCGGTATCAGTGCAAAGTTTCAATAGAAAAGTGCAACCAGCTATTCCAGATAACGGCGAGAAAATGCCGTTTGCATATATAGATATAGCAGCGATTGGCAAGCACAGCCAACCACCGAAAACTAAAATTTTAAATGCTAGTTTGGCGAAACTTCCGAATACAAACTCACTAACATATATGCCTGCGTTGGCTTCCAGGTACTCCTGCATATACGGCATTGTTGGATAAGGATAATCAGCGTAAGCATTTCTGACAATCGTTCTTGCTCCTTCCTTGCCGTTGGTAAGAATGAAGTAGCAAATCAGTGTTATTATTGCAATCGCAAGAGAAATTTCATACATTATAAGCACTCTCCTTTGTAATAAAAAAAATAATGGGCAGCTTTTAGACTGCCCATGTCACGCCTTGCGCCAATGGCACAGCGAAAATTGTTTGATAGAGGTTCTTAATCTGTAGGCTTATAGTGTCACTGTCAACCATGTTAACCACCTCACTTTCTGTCTTTATTTGATTTAATAATAGCACATTTAAATGTAAACTGCAATTTAAATAATTACTTTTCCTAAAACTCTTTATAATGAGCGAGCTTAGTGGTAGAATATAAATAGGTTCTTAAGTTGTAGGCCTGCTTTAATTTGAATGGAGGGCACAATGCAGGTTTTATTGAGTAGGATAATCGGTATATTGCAGGAAGTGAAAGATGAAGAAACGCTGGCTGTCATATACAGCTTTATCCTGGGACTTGTAGACGAAGATTGATTTTTTATTTGCTGCACTAATTTAAAAGGCATAGCAAAATCCCCCGTACCGCGGATGATATGTACCCAGTTTTCTGGACACCGCTAAAAATTTGAATAATTATATTTACATCATGGATGCTTCTCTGAATTTAGAGGGAGGCATCCATTTTGTTTTAGCTTGAATTCTTTTGTTGTTATAATAATCGATGTACTCAGCTATAGCGTTTGAAAAAGATTCAAACGAAGGGTAATCTTTTTCAAATCCGTAGAACATCTCGTTTTTTAATCTGCCAAAGAAAGTTTCCATAATGCAGTTGTCATAGCAGTTACCTTTTCTAGACATTGATTGAATGATTCCATGCTTTTGCAGTTCATTCCTATAAAATGCGTGCTGATATTGCCATCCTTGATCTGAGTGCATAA